CAGAAGACGTTTACCTCCTTGACTTCGTCATGAAGAACACAAGATGGGACGGACAAGTTAAATGGATTAATTTGAGGAATGAAGACATGCTTCCTGGGCGAACCAAGATTGCCATGAACAAGCGGTGGGTCAAACACCTCAAGTCTGAATATAAGTGGGACGGAAAAACATGGGTAAAAGAAACAGACACAAAGTCAAAGGCAGACACACCTAAGATAATCTCAACCAAGGTCAAGACCACACGGCGCACGTTCCTGTGGGGCGCATACACGATCGAAAGTATTGAAGCATGATAACCGATGAACACATGGCCGAGCTTCGTTGTCGCATAGACGAGTACAGCAAGAGGGTGTCACATAATCCTGGAGACAGGCTTTCCGCCATCATCCTCGACGCAACGCTCCGCAACTACGAAGCCAAGCTAAAATTAAAAATGCAAGATGACCACACTGCAAATGCATCGTTTGATGTCGATTACTGAAGACGCGATACTCAAACTAAAGGAAGAAAACTACGCTAAGTCTGTCCTTCTGCGTAAAAGGTTTGACAGACTGCAAGACGATTTATACGGAAAACCAATCAAATAATGTCTATTTACATTCAAGAAGACGACCAAGTAATCTGGGCATACAAGCTCCCCAACGGAGAGGTGTGTGTCACTCCCGACTATGACTTCGCAGAGATGCGAGGTAATCAAGAACCCACCTTAATATTTCACCTCCCCTCATGAATAACGAAAAAGCAATTAGGATTGTAGCCTCCATTACGGAGGACAACAGCAAGGAAGATGTAATCGCCAAGGTCTTTGCCTGTGAGGACATCATAGAGCAGGACGTGTACGATTGGATGGAGATGCCTTTACCTCTTCATCTCAACCAGTTCGTTGACCACTGCAACTCTATCGCCTCCAAGTTCATTGACGATAGGTGCGACATATTCGGATACGATGACGGGGTCAAGATCGAGATGCACAACCTCCGCGACAAAACGGAGAGCGTCATTATCGCTATGATTAAGTACGCCGCCTGTTACGGAGCCATCAAGAAAGAAGCAAAGTCAGAACGCTGACTTTCGGGGCGGACGGATGGTGTGCGGGGAGAACCCGTAACAAGGCCAGTGAGTGGCCCCTGAGAAACAAAGTCCGCCTTTTTCTTGCGGAATTACAAAACACACACTAAATTCACATAATGAGATTTAATCCACACAACAGAAAACTACTAATGCTCTCGTCCATTGAGAGCTACTACAATGCTATCGCAATGATTCCTGATGGCTCACGAAAGGCAGAACAAGTAATGGCACGTAATGCCATCGCAGTAGCCCTAAGTAGCTGGGCTGACAACCAACAGGAGGTAGCTGAGGTTCTCGGCAGAGACAGGTCTACAATCGCTCATATGCTTTTGGGCCACGAAGACAACCTGCAATTTTGGAAAGGCTACGATGACCTACACAAGATGGCTGTCATGATTGTAGACAACAGGTTATCCGCATCAAGTAAGGCAGACAAGCTCGCCTCCATAACAAACAAGATTCACATTTTAGAACAAGAAGCCGCAATTTTGCGCAACGAACTCAATTCAATTCCAATCACACAAGCATGAGTAATTACAAATTCAAGACCACGAACATCCGTGGCAAGCAGTACGTTGAGGTCAACGAACGCATCAAATTTTTTCGTCAAGAAGAGCAGTACAAAAACTGGGGGTTGCATACTGAGTTTCCCATGCTCACCTCTGACGAGTGCTTGTGCCGAGCCACAATTACCGATCGAGACGGGAGCGTTGTTGCAGTGGGACACGCCCACGAGGTGAAGACAGCCTCAAACATCAACAAGACGTCATACGTAGAGAACTGCGAGACGTCAGCTGTAGGGCGTGCTTTGGCTATGCTTGGTATCGGTATTGATGCTTCTATCGCTTCGGCGAATGAAGTCAAAGACGCGATTGCTAAACAGGAATCAACACCTGTAGACATGAAGGAAGAGAAGGTTTCTCGCCCTACCTCCGCTAAGGAGAACACAGTGTCCATCATGGACAAGGCAGTAAACTACATCAAGGGACAGCAGGATAAGGCTAAGGCTTATGACAGCATCCTATCTAAGTATGGTGACGACCTGAGCGACAAGCAAAAAGCTGGACTTAAAAAGTTTGTACGATGAACAATACACAGAAATTCTTACTGGCCTTTTCCTTGGCCTCGATGACACTATCCTTGACCCTTTGGTTTACGGGTAGTCAGACAGCGGCTCTATACGTAGGTATATGGTGTCCGACTGCATTGTCACTACACCCTTACTGCAATGATTGATATCCCATCAGCCCTCGAAGAGAGGTACGGCAAGTCACACTTGTCGTACTCCTCTCTCAAGGTTGCGCTTGACGACATGGCCAAGTTCGACCTTTACATGAAGCGTGAACTGAAGTTTGAGTCACCTGCGCTTGACTTCGGTACGCTCTACGATATGCTCTTGTTTGAGCGCCAGAAGGCGATGCAATCGTACACTATCGTGTCTGACGACAGAATCCTGGAATGGTGTTCTGACGAAGTCAACAAGATGAAGCGCCCAAGTATGTCTGCTGAGTTTAAGAAAATAAAAGCAGAGATTATTGAGCAGTCTGAGGCTGAAGGCAAGAAGATCGTATCTCCTGACGACTGGAAGATGGCAAACGACATGATTGACAGGCTCGAAGAGTGTGGTCTTGCCGACCAGTACTTGTCGAGTAGCAACTATCAAGTTGAGTTCAATGAGATGCTCGGTCCCGTGAAGGTTAAGGGTTTCCTTGACTGCCTCGGTGACGGGTACATCGTAGACTCCAAGTCAACCAAGTCCGTATCCAAGTTCAGGTACAGCGTTCGTGACTTCAGTTACGATATCCAAGCGTACATCTACACTAAGGTCTTCGGTGTAGACGAGTTCTACTGGCTCGTGCAAGAGAAGACGTATCCTTACCTGCCAGCAATCGTGGAGTGCTCGGAAGAGACCCTCTTCTCTGGCGAAATGAAGTTCAACGATGCTATCGAAAGAATTGAAAAGTTTCTTCGGGAAGACACCCTCCCTTCTAAAGACTACCTTAGGCTCAAGGTATAACCACGCTACATATCTAATTCACGGCTCTTTTATGATTGCTGTGTACTCAATAGCCATTACCTTTGTAGCACTTTTAATAAACGTAATCCTTTAATATAAACCAATAAACAAATGAGCGATACTAAGTATGACTCCGTTCTCGTCGGCTGGGCCGATGACCCCAAGTACAATGATAACAACGAGCTGATGAGCTGGAATGTCCGTCTCAAGGACAACGAGCTGAAAGACATGCTGGATCAGTATGTCACTCGTCGTGACGCCGAAGGCAAAGGTGGAAACGTCTACCTTACCCTCTTCATGAGTAAGAATGGCAAGGCTTGCGCCCGCGTATTCAATCCTAACAGCGATGCCGCTAAGGAGAAGCGTGAAGCCAAGGCCGCCTCAGCTCAAGTAGCTCAGGATGACCTTCCTTTCTAAAGGGTTCGGGCTATACGCCGCAATAGATTGGGGGTTGAGGGACATTAAGTTTCTCAGCCCCCAAACTTTCTCTGGGAAAAAAAACGGGAGGACGATGACGTTCCATGTTCACGCAGAGAACTACGACAAAGACTTCACTGTGTCAGTACCTAAATTCGACACAGACTTCCTGCTACTCTTCATACCCAATAAAGAAGGAGACAACTGCGTCATCCTTACCAAGCCCGATACATGGGACAAGATTGGCCAAAAGGTAGATATGGTATGGATTTCTAAGAAATTGAAACGAAAGTGGAATGCAAAACTCAAGACCCCCGATATACTCCCTGACGCTTGACATAGCCATTAAGAAAGGCAAGAGGGTATATAACCTCGAAGCCTGGGCCGTAAGCAGGTACGATACCCCGCAGGACATTATGGCTTACAGCCCCCACACCATGGACAGACTGAAGCGTCACCACTACGGGAAGACATATAAAGGAGACAAAAGAGTCATCATAAAGAAGATTCGGTCTAAAAAAATAGTTGGATACGTAAACAGCAACGCAATATGAAGCCTAAGCATTATGACATGAGCATACCTCCTGTGGAATTCATTGTAGCCAATGACATCCCGTTCTTGGAGGCTAACGTAATTAAGTATGTGTGTAGACACAAAATGAAGGGTGGTAAGCAGGACATCCTCAAAGCAATCGAGTACCTGCAATTAATAATTAAAGATCAATACACCGATGAAAGTAACCTTCTTCAAGAACCTGTACGACAAAAACGCCCCACACCACGTGGAAGTGCATACGGCGCTGGAGCGAATAAGGGAGGGCCAATCGAAAACCACGATTGAAGCTGTTCGTAATGGTGACAAGGATGCAAAGAAGACGCTCCCGATTGTATGCTTCAGCGGTGAGTTCTCGGACCGTAGCGACGAAGGCTTGTTTGACCACAGTGGACTTATTGTACTGGACTTCGATCACATCGACGTTGAGAAATCCAAGACGGTACTGGCTACTGACAATCACGTCTATTCCTGTTGGGTTTCTCCGTCGGGTGACGGGCTCAAGGCACTGGTTCGTGTAACCAACCCTGAGCGACACCGCGATCACTTCCGAGCACTCAAGAACTACTTCCATAAGCAGTACGACCTTGAGGTTGACGAGTCTGGTGTCAACGAGTCACGCGCTTGCTTCGAGTCCTATGACCCTGACCTAATTCTCAATCCTGGGGCCAACAGGTTTGGGGCGTTTGCTTCTGAGCGTAGCGAGCAAGTGCAAGAGGCCCGCGTAGGAGCTGTAACAGACTATATGAAGCTGAACCTTGCCTGTCGCATGATTAGGCAGTGTGAGGACGGAGAGAAGCACAACACGCTACTTCGTTCCGCACGTCTCGTAGGTGGCTTCGTAGGTGCTGGCAGGATTGAGGAGGAAGAGGCCATAAGGGTTCTCATGCGTGAGATTACCAAGCGTGAGATTGACAGCGAGGAACACGCCATCAAAACCATCCGAGAAGGATTGGAGAGAGGAAAGAACGACCCCATCAAAGAAACCATTGGAGCCGAGCAGGACGCTCAGCGTCAGCTCCTCATCAATGATGGTGACATGTCCTTTATCTCTTCTGACGACGAAGACTTCAGGTGGATTGACGACTACGCTAATGGTAAAATTCAAGTGGGACTCGACACGGGTGACGAGAAACTCGACCAGCACTTCCGTTACAAGAAAGAGTTCACTATCATCAATGGCCACAGCAACGTAGGTAAGACCACTATGATGCTCTACCTGATGGTTAACGCCGCCCGCCGCCACGATTGGAAGTGGGTGGTGTACTCTTCTGAGAATAGGACAGCTTCGTTGAAGATGACCCTGATGCAGTTCGCTACCAATCGCAAGATCGGTGACATGACCTACGAACAGCGCAAGCTGGCATACACATGGGTCAACAAGCACTTTACTGTGATTAGCAACAATCAGGTGTACAGCTACACCGACATCATTGTCTTCCTTGAGAAAATCTATCGTCAAGAGAAGTTCGATGCTGTTCTGGTTGATCCTTACAACAGCCTCAAGCTGGAACTTTCAGGGCAGGGCAATAGCCATGACTACCACTACCAAGCGGCTTCAGAGTTCCTGACATTCTCTAACGCTAATGACGTAGCAGTATGGTTGAACATGCACGCTGTAACAGAGGCGCAACGCCGTAAGGGTGATGATGGACTTCCTGTCGCCCCATACGCTGAGGACACCGAGGGTGGAGGTAAGTTTGTAAATAGAGCTGACTGTTTCCTTACCATACACAGGAAGGTTCAGGCGCCAGACAACAACATCAAGAAAACAACTGAACTACACGTCAGGAAAGTTCGAGATGTAGAGACTGGAGGTATGCCAACGTCGATTGATGAACCAATAACCTTTACTATGGATACCTCAATGACGTCATTCAGGTCGAATAACACACAGGAGAAGCTGTTCCAACCCATTGGTCACGAGTTCAATAACTATAAATCTTTTAAGTTGTCCCCAAATAAGGAGTTCGTGTCTACGTAGGCTGTACCTTGCCCATGTGAAACGAAAGAGAGGACAGACTTCCAAGAGGAAGACAGCTAGGAAAAGAGAGTTGGGAAGATACAAGAGCGGGTTAGAAAAAACCTGCGCAGATCTTTTGTCTGAATACGGGCTAAGTTTCTGCTACGAGGAGCACGAATACCTCTTGATGGACAAATTCCGATACGAAGGTGTGTACTGGAAGATGACCTCAAAGAAGAAGGAGATGACCGATCGTAGCGGAAGCATTGCCCTTCCAATTCGATACAAGCCCGACTTTGTCGCCAAAGACGAGAGCTGGATAATTGAGACGAAGGGCTTCCTTCATTCTCATCACGACTTCCCAATGCGATGGAAGCTTTTTATGAAATACTTAACAGATCTTGGAAAACCGCTTCCAATGCTTTTTATTTGTAAGAATAGACAGCAGATAGAACACGCTGTAAGTATTATAAAAGGCAATGAACAAGATAACAAAGGAAGACGTAGGACGAAGCTACGGCGTAGCAACCGAGAGGATGCACCGCCTGATAGCGAACTTCTATGAAGACCTATTCAACAGGGCGGGGGAGCCAAAGAGACACCCAGGGTACGTTGTAGAGCTGACACAAAAGCTTAGGCAACATATCAATCTAGAACTCGACCTCGTAAGAGAGGCTTCGAACCAATTTTACGAAGACCATGCTGAGTCAAAAACGGAGGGCTTATTCGGGCTCGACGGGGAGGGTAGCTGAGGTCAGATTTGTGAGAGCGGCAGAGGAGAAAGGACTTCAGGTGACCAAGGCATCTCGATCAGACGATATGTATAAGCACGTAGACTACTGGCTTGCCATGGACAGCCAAGGTAAGTGGGGAGTAGACGTCAAAGGAAACAACCTCCCAGATGAGATTTGGGTAGAGTTGCAAAACGTTGGGGGAAATCCTGGCTGGCTTAAAGGAGAATCATCAATCATTGCGTTCGACATGCCAGAAGAAGGGGGTTTCTCAGTGGTTAGCCGCGTAGACCTTTTGGAATACGTGAACCAAAATGTAGATACCGAGGTTGTAAGAGACAAGCGTGATGCGTACAAGAAGTTGTATCAGCGCAAGGATCGAAAAGACCTCATCACAATACTTCACCTAAGGGATATAAGGAATCTAGAATCATACAGGGTATGGAAATACTTTAGAGATTACTGAGTAACTTGTAGGCCCTTTCAACAAAAAAATCATGAGTACAGACAAACTTATCCCATGGGGTGAGGTGGGATACCCCACGTTCAAAAGAACGTATGCAAGGCCCACCGAAAACGGCAGAACTGAAGAGTGGCCAGAGACTGTAGACCGCGTTGTAAGCGCGTGTAACGAACAGCTCGGTTGCGGATTTCACGAAACCGAACAAGAAGAGCTTAAGAATATTATGCTCGATCTCAAAGGCACAGTTGCAGGTCGGTTCCTGTGGCAGTTAGGAACTAAAACCGTTGACCGACTGGGTCTTCCCTCTCTGCAAAACTGTGCGTTTGTTGTTGTTGACGAACCTATTAGACCATTCACATGGGCATTTGAGATGCTTATGCTTGGTAGCGGTGTCGGCTTCAATATCCAACGTGAGAACGTATACCAGCTGCCTAAGGTCGGTAGTGGAAAGGTTAAGATCGAGCGAAAAGACGCGAATGACGCTGACTTCATTGTGCCTGATTCCCGTGAGGGTTGGGTAGAGCTACTCGACAGGGTGCTTGAAGCCAGCTTCTATCAAGACGGGAAAGGGAACGATGGGTTTACGTTTGCTACTCACCTCATTCGACCTAAAGGAGCGCCAATCAAAGGTTTTGGTGGTACAGCCAGCGGAAGTGAAGACCTCGTGTGGGGTATGATGGAAATCAATAGGATCCTAAACTCCAAGGCTGGACGCAGGTTGTCTAGCGTAGACTGCCTAGATATCATGAATATCATCGGTAAGATCGTGGTAGCTGGCAACGTCAGGAGGTCAGCTCAAATTGCTTTGGGCGACTTCGACGACATCGAGTACCTGAGAGCCAAGCGCTGGGACCTGGGCAACATCCCTAACTGGAGGGCCATGTCCAACAATAGTGTTGTGTGCTCTGACGTAAGCCTGCTCCCTGAAGAATTTTGGGAAGGGTATAAGGGCAACGGAGAACCTTACGGACTCATTAACCTAGACGCTTCTCGTGAGATGGGTAGGACAGGGGAGACAGAGTACCCAGACCCAGATGTCATGGGTTACAACCCTTGTGCTGAGCAGTCTCTAGCTAACTTCGAGACCTGTTGCTTGGCTGAAGTGTATCTGCCTAACATAGATTCCTATGAAGAGTTGAAGAAGGTATTGAGGTATCTCTACAGGGTCAATAAGCACAGCCTGTCTATACCATGCTCTCTTAAGGAGACAGAAGAAATCGTTCACAAGAACATGCGTATGGGAATCGGGGTTACTGGATATCTTCAGGCTACCGACGAACAGCAGTCTTGGTTGGATTCTGCTTACGGATATATTAGGGCATACGACAAAGAATATTCTAATATCAATGGATTTCCCCCTTCAATTAAGATTACCACCGTTAAGCCCTCTGGAACGTTGTCACTTCTTGCTGGTGTTACACCAGGAGCACACCCTGGATACTCCCAATACTACATTAGGAGAATTAGAATGGCGGCAGATAGTGAGTTGTCATCAGTCGCTAGGAGCCATGGGTATGACGTAGAGTACGTCCGAAACTTCGACGGGACAGATGATCACTCCACCGTAGTGGTTAGCTTCCCTTGCTCTTTCCCTGAAGGAACTAAGTTCGGGAACTCTATGACTGCCATAGATCAACTTGAGGTCATTAAGAGACTTCAGGCTGAGTGGTCAGACAACAGCGTAAGCGTTACCATATACTACCGCAAAGAGGAACTTGACGAGATCCGTATGTGGCTGGACAACAACTACTTCGCCACTAAGTCTGTTTCTTTTCTCCTCCACAGCGATCACGGTTTCGATCAGGCTCCAATGGAAGAGATTACGAAAGAGAAGTACGAGGAGATGAAAGCTAGTGTAACCCCGATCACAGCCATCGAGAGTATTTCGCTCGACGAGGTTGACATCGACGATTGCGATACTGGAGCATGTCCCGTCCGATAAGCCATTGCTGGGTAAGCCAGTTGTATTATCTTAGCGCTGTTACGCCGACCTAGTGCAGTGTAATTTCGCTACCGAGGGGGGGGAGTCTTATAGGCTTCCCCCCTTTTACTTCTTGATTTTTTCTACGGTCCTTCCCGCGAAGTAAGCTCCAAACACCGTGAGCATCAGGATCTCAAGTAGATTGATGTAGTTTTCTGGGGGCATGAACTCAGGGGACATACCGTCCCACACCGTCACGATCATGTAGAACAGAGTGAGACAGATGAGTATCGCAGGTCTAATAAACTTAGCCAGCTTTACATCTGACTTGGCATCAGCCTCCCACCTCCTCGTCACGTTGTCTTGAGCGTCCTTTTCAGCCTCTATAGCGAGCCTATCGAACTCCATCTTATCCTGGGCAGACAACTCTGGAGATCCGTCCACGATGCGCCTTACAATGCCCAAGACACCCTGGTCAGGTAGGACGTTACCTACACTGCCAGCTACTTCAGGAAGCTTCTCTTTTAGAAACTTCCCTACTTTAGTGTCCTTGAACTTCTTATCTGGCATCGTAAATCTTTTGAATCATGTCGAACAAAAGAATGGTGTGCTTTCTGTATCCGTTCGGGCCGTATTCTTTCGCGCTATTGAATTCGTCGGCCACTTCGTTTAGCATCTCAACCTTGTCCTGATCGTTAGCCTCCTTGTACTTTTTAGTCTGGACAACCTTCATGGCCTCCTCATACCTCGCCCTTCCAGACACCTGCATCAGTTTGTTTATCTCCTCTGTAGAGAGGTACACTCTTTCTGCCATGAACTCATCGTCGTTTATCCATGTGTACCCCCTACCAAGGTCTTTGACCATCTTGATATCCTTCTTTGAAGTTATGTTGGGTATACTAAGCTTTCTAGTTGAAGCGTATGAAGGGGTTCCGCATACTGAAGTCATATCCTCTGTCTGCTCGTACAGCCTCCATATCTCATTTGAAAGCGGATCCGCACTACCCTGCCTAGACTTGGTTACATCAAACAGTTGATAGCCTATTCCCGTAGCCCCTCTTGGAGTCTGTTCTATCTTTTCTCCTTTCCAGTTTATTCTAACGGGGTAGTCAGAAAGACCAAACGTCCTGTCCTTGATTGTGTACATGAACTTCTGTGCCAGCCTTTCAGCCAATCCCGTAACTCCTCCTTGCTCACCCACTTCTTTTGTGACCCTGCCGTCGGGGAGATAAGCCCTCTCAGCCCTGTAGAAGGCGTTAAGTTGATTGGGTAGTACAGCGGCGCTACCAGCCTTGAACATTGTAGTTAAGAAGTTCTCCAAGTCTCTCTCAACGTTGTTTCCTATCAGAACCTTGAGGAACCCATTCAGGCCCTGTACAAAGCTCTGTTCCATCATGGCTGATATCGCGGACATAGATCCAGCCCCAAAGAAGTCTGAGAGTGTGTGACTTGCAAACTGCATCGGTGAGTTGTACTCCCTCTCTTTGAGAGATTCAATATCAACAGATTGAACCGCAGTAGACATGATCGCACCTATCATTCCGAGCTTGTCATACCTTATGAAGTAGTCGTCAGTCTGGTGGGCAGAGTCTCCTCCTTCTATCAGCCTCCTCAAAGCAGATACGTTTATACTGCTTGGAGGGAAGACATCGTAAGCCATGTTCTTCTCCTCGTCCTCATCCCACTCAACAGGTCCAGATATAATCCCTTCGCTAATCATCATCAGTGCCGCCTCCATCGTGACGGACCCCAGCATCATCTTGGCCAGAGTCTTAGAGCTCTCCTCTACTTCTCCCCTTCTTAGCTGTGTGGCCATCCTTACAGTTCCAACGTAAGGGTTAACCCAGGTGAAGGTTTCATACAGGATGTTGGCTGGTGTGGATCGGAAAGGAAGGATAACCTTGAACAAGGCTTTAGCGAAGCTGTCACCGTCAATACCTATGGCTTCGACTCCTCTGGCTACAATACCCTCCAGAGAACTAACGATGCTAGATACGTTCTGGCTGGCCGCCGTCTCTTCCTGGAAGGTGAGCCTACGACCCTCTCTTTTAGCCCTGTCAAGCTCTGACCGAGTGGGGTACTTCAAGAACCTCTTCAGAGCCTCGCCTTCTAGCCCCATCTGTTTACCACTCTGATAAAGATCGATACCCTCTGCAAACCTTCTGAATGGTATGTCACCAAGCGACAGTAACCTAAACATAGTTTCTGCTGGAATACCAAGAGACCCTTGGACAAACAGCTTAGACCTTTGACTTAGGCTTCCTTGTCCGTCAGGACCAAGCGGCAAGTCTTTTTGGAAAGCCGCCTTGAGAGACCTGAATGGAGCCATCCCCCGTGCAACTCTCCACTCCGAAAGCTCTTGATCTTGTCCCGTAACAACCTGATCTGCGGCTTCGATAAACCCTTGCCCAAACTTTCTTACGCCGTACATATAAGCCATCAGGCTTGCACGCCTTCTGGGTTCGAGGTCTTTGCCCATGGCGTTTCCAATCTTAACCATAGCGGCTTCAAATGGAAGCGAGACTAAATCGACAGCAACGTGACCAACGGCGTTAACCATGTTGGCCGCCACGTTGAACACCTGAGACATAGTAGTGAGCAGGTTTCCTTGAACAAGCTGTCCAAACAATGTACCCCAGTCCTTTTCTATGTACTTGTTAGCGAAGCTGTCTAGTTTTCGCTCTGTGGCCTTCATGGCTTCAATAGCCTCCTTGAGTTCAGCATCGACTTCTTCTCCTCCTACAGCCCTTCTCATAAGGTCTTCAACCTTAGCCTGTTGAACGAACAGGTCTGACGTAACCTTCTGAAGTTCAATTTTTTGACCCTCAGAGAGTGAGTTTCCGTTATTAGATACTGCCGCCTCGATTATACTAAAGAGACCTGCTGGGGAACCAGACTTAAGTTCCCTAAAGTGACGAAGTATCCTACCCGCAGTAGTTCCTACAGCAGCCAGCTCAGCAACTATAGAGGGAATCCTTTCCGTCTCTCCTCTGGCCACGGCCCTTCGAATCATCTCCGATCCCGCCAGAACACCGATGTCATCGTTCTTTTGAGACAAACGTCCGACAGACTCGTCTGTAAGGAACTCAACAAGCTCTTGGTCGGTCACGTCTTGTAGGCGGCTCTTGATCTTACCTATGTTCTGAGGGGAGATGTAGTTCTCTGGGTTCTGTATGATCGCCTCCCTAGTGGTATTCAAGAAGTTTCGGGCTTGCTTTCTAGCCGTCTGCCTCATGTTCTTGTTCTTGATGTACCCAGAGATACTAGCCCTCTCCCTTGCGTCGGACATGTTTTCTGCTACCTCAGACTCATCAAGGGCAACCTTGGATCCCACCTGCATGCCATCGTAAGCAAGCTCAAGCTCCGTCCTGTTTTTGAACTCCATACCCAGGGCACCCTCGGCGTAAGCTCTAAACCTCCTGAGTGACTGCTCGTACTTGTCCCCTCTGACAACTCTCTTAGCCTTCCCTTTAGGCGACTCAACCTTACCTCTTTGAAGAATAGGGTCGTTCATGTTGAAGTACTCGATCTTACCCCTGAGCAATACAGTGTTTCCGATCACTGTGGCTTCTTCAGCAGACTTGATGGCTCTACCAGAAGCGTCTACAAATAGGTGTTCTCTGAATGGATTAAACGTGGCCTTAACCCCGTCCATCTCGCTATTCGCCACACCGTCCGAAACAAACTCGCCCTGTACAGCAGCCATAGGAAACTTGTTGTCTTGGAAGGTGACGATCTTCTCTCTAGCAGACTGATTTACAGCCAGCTCTACGTTCTTCAAGGTTACAGCTCCTGAATACCTCAAGGCTTTTCCTGTAGCAGACTTGTCGTGGACAGTCTGTACTGGGACCCCTGTGTTTTTCTTTACGTTTAGATTCAGCCTTACCGCAACCTTCCTTCCTTCTTCAACCTCATTCTTCTCGTTCATTATCTGAACAGAACGCTTGTCAGAACTCAGCGCCTCAGATACCATCTTGTCGGTCATGGGCTTGTATGAATCCGCACTGACCTTTACCATACCTACCTCACCTATATCTCTAGACCTGTAAAGTGGCGACTCCGTGGAGTTAACAACGTCCTTTCCTGGACCGAGGTCAACGGGGTCAAACAGCATAGAAGCTCTTTCGACAGTGATGTCTCCTGAGCTGTTAAGAGCTCTAACCATATCACCCTCCCCCATGTCTACCATCAGGTCGGCGTTTCCAAACTCAACTTCTCTTATCTCACTCAATACAGAAGGCATCAGTTCTGCATAAGAATTCAAGGCGTACTCGCCATCCCTGTACGCCCCCATCTCTTCCTGCATAATCTCCCAGATGGTTTGCTGAACGGAATAAGCATTCCATTTAGGTTCACCTTCCGTGACGGTGTTATTGAGCATATCGACGAGCTTCTTCATCGTCTTCCTTGAAAGCGCGTCGCTGACCTCAAGATTAGATCCACCGCTATCAAATATGCTGTCCCTCCCCATCAAGGTCCATAGTGCTTTAGAAGCTCTCTTATTGAAGCCTCCCTTGCCCCTTTTCCTTATGGCTTTCATGGCTACTATAGCCCTGGCTCCTGGGTGATTGTATCCGTAGCTTCCTGGAGAAACATCGTACTCCTTGAAGCCCTTTTCCATCTCCTGCTCAGTAACCCCAGCTTCTTCAGCGAGAGACTCAGCGGCCTTTATAGCGTCCTGATTGATTAACGTATCTCCAGACAGGGGAACAAACTTACCTTGGAACACGTGCATGAACCTACGCACCCATCTTTCTGTCTCCAAGAAAGCGTGTTG